ACAACAACGACTTCTGTGGAGAACTCAACTAGCACTACTTCTTCCGTACCCCAAACAACAACAACAGAATCAACGACGACCACGACACAACCGCCAGCAGTTCCAACACCTGTTACACAGCCTCAAATATCTGAGCCAATATCCGTCGATACCTCTGTTCCTGTAGAGCCTGAACCAGACGAGACAACGACCACAACGACACAAGTAGAGGCGACCACCACAACAACCCTGCCTCTTGAAGAAACAACCACGACAACTGAACCATCCCCTGAGACTACCGTCCCAGAAGCCCCTGAGACACCATCAGAAGCCCCTCTAAGCGACGAACAAGTAGATTCAATACTGGAAGAAGCCGTCACCACAGAAGCCCTTGTGGAAGCCCTAGCCGAACTAGCCCCCGAACAAGTCGCACAAGTCGTGGAAGCCCTGCTCGCTGAAGAACCAACCCAAGAACAAGCCACAGCTTTAGCCACCAGCCCCGAAGTCCTAGCCGTTATCACCGGCGAACAAGCCACCCAAATCTTTGAAGCCCTAGACGTAACCGAACTATCTGACACCCAAACCGAAGAACTAATTGCAGCAGTCCAAGACGCACCAACCGAAGTACGCGCAAGTTTTGAATCAACCATCGACATCTTCAAGAACGCACTTGACACCTATGTTCCTATCGGTTCAAACATTCCTGTAGGTACACGCCGAACCCTGATCGCTGTCACAGCAGGGATAACCCTCGCAGCAGCAGGTACTAGAATCAGACGTTGATGCGCAAAATCTTTGACTACCTAGCAGATAACGCTTGGACTTGGGCAGGCACAGGCATGGTGCTAATTACCCTGTCAGGGCCAACCCTCAAACAAGCCACCCTCATAACAGGAATAGCTGTTTTGGTACACTCAATACTCACCCTCTCCAAAAAGGATTAGTTATGGCAAAACTTCAAAACATCATCTTCCGTATCTTCGCCCTGTTCGGCTCATCAGCGTTGGCTGCTGTCGCTGGTGGTGCGATCATTGGCGTTCAGTTGTGGAAGTCAGCAGCTTTGGCTGGCATCATGGCTTGCGCACAGGTGATTGAGAAGTTGTTGCGTTTCAGTGTTGACGGTTCCCTCACCAAAGAGGAAATCGAGATTGCGTTCTCAGGCGCAGTAGCACCGAAGCCAAAGGCAGAGTAATGCCAAAGCCGAACTGGCCTGTTAAACCTATCCGTTGGTGTGAACATCTTAAAGGCAAGAAGCCTTCTCAGATCACACCAGATATGGTCGTCGCCATCACGGGTGGAGGCAAGTTGGAGAAGTGTGCTGCGGCAGCGTGGGAAGAAATGGTTGCAGCAGCAAAGGCAGAAGGCATCGTTCTAAAGCCGACTTCAGCTGGTGACACACTGCGATCAGTCGCGCAACAAGAGGCAGGGTTTCGTTCCCGCTACCAGAAAGAACCTATTGCTGGTGCATCCACGAAGAACTGGAACGGTGAAACGTGGTATCTCAAACCTGGTATGGCTATCTTGGCTACACCCTATGATGATCCAGCGAACGATAAAGCGCGTGGCTCACGCCACCTTTACGGTATTGCGGTCGATGTGGCGAACGCTAACGGCAAGGTTCTTGCTTGGCTGCTGGAGAATGAAGTTAAGTTTGGGTTCTCGCACGAAGTGTTAGGTGACGCTAACGGCAAGGGTGCGGAGCCGTGGCATTTGCGTTTTGTAGGAAAGCCTGCTTGATGTGGATGCTGGTATTGCCTCTATTTGGGTTGCTTGTATTGGCGGTACTTTTTCTCTCTTAGCCGTTATCTTGCAGCGGTTCAGGGCTGAGAACAAGAAAGACCATGACACCGTTATGGCTATGTTGCGTCTGATGCGCAGAGCGCAAGACCGCACAGAGGACAAAGTGGACAAGGTTTCTGAACGGTTGACGGATCACATCGCCAAGCACTAGGGTGAGCCACCCAAAGAAAGGTGCTTGCAAATGGCAAAAGGATTAACTACCGTTGAGTTAACTTTGGTGCGTGACTGTCTCCTGAAATCTAATCCTGGGAGGGATCAAGCTGACGCACTATGGGAAGTTATCGAAAAGATAAACAAACTCATAGAGGGAGCAAGAGTTGAACAAGCCCGTAAAGCAAAGTCTGCTAAGTGAAATACGATCTGAAGAAAGCACACCGTCAGGCCGCGTCCCAAGAATCCAGCGCGTACTTGAAGGAATGGATGAGGCAGATCGCAAAGAACTTATTGAAGCGTTAGACGATTACACCATTCCCGCGCCGACAATCAGTAAGGTGTTAGCGAAGCGTGGCATAGACTTAAACGCAGCCGCAATCAGCAAGTATCGACGAGGGGAATTCGCTCATGTCATTAAAGGATGAGATAGGAAAAGAAACCAACCTAGATACGGACATTGTGCGTATCAGGAAGCAACGTGATTCGTTCGCTAATCAGAACGCTCGACTGCAAAACAAAATAGATGAACTGGAACGGGTGCTATCTGTTGTTAAAGAGGTTGACGATCTAAGTGTTCAACCTCCGACATGGCTTGCACCGGCGAAACCGAAACGATCCGCAGCAACCCTTGTCGTGATGTTGAGTGACACCCACTTTGATGAGGTGGTGAACCCTGAAGAAATGGAAGGGTTGAACGCATACAACCGTCAGATCGCTGTGATGCGCTTAGAGAAATGGTCGCAGAACGTAATCAAACTTGCGCGACATTATCTCGCAGGCGTGGACTACGACGGTGTAGTACTGATCTTGGGTGGTGACATCTTTAGCGGTGACATCCACGAAGAACTACACGACACCAACGCAGACACCATGCTCGGATCGTTACTGTTTTGGGCTGAACAAGTATCAGCAGCTGTTGACCTGCTCGCTACAGAGTTCGGCAAAATCCATGTCGCTTCTGTCGTAGGTAATCACGGTCGTATGACTCGTAAGCCACGAATGAAACAGCGTGTCAAAACAAACTTTGACTGGTTGCTTGCCAAGATGGTCGAGCGACACTTTGAAAAAGATAAGCGTGTCACATTCACTATCCCTGAGTCAGCTGACTGTCTGATACAGATTTATGGTCACGGACATTTGCTTACTCACGGCGACCAGGTTTCAGGTGGTGGTGGTATCGGCGGTATCTATCCACCGATCATGCGGATGCGAGCGAAGAAACACGCCCGCTACATGGCCACCAACAAATCATTCCAAACCCTTTGGTTAGGGCATTGGCATCAATACATCAGCACCCCGTCAATGGTGGTGAACGGCAGCATGAAAGGCTTTGATGAATACGCCCTACTGATGGGGTTCGGGCATGAGCAACCACAGCAAGCCCTAGCCATCGTTACACCTGACCGGAACATGACTATCCAAGCACCCGTGTTCTGTATGGATCGGAAGAAGGAGGGCTGGTGAATAACAGCGGAGAAGAATTTAGCGACTTTGACGAAACAAAGTTTAAGTACCCCAAAACAGTTGAACAATTACTAGAAGCCATTGATTACAAAGAAAGTTCAAAAGGAATTTTTGAGGTAGAGATAGTGATGTCAACTGAGTTCATTCAAGACTTGTGTCAACGTTTGCTCACCCTAGAAAAGCACCTGTCTAAAGGGATTCGTCTATGAGTGACGCTCGACTTTGCCTATGCGTCTATCGTGGGGTGATCCCACGTAACCCTGACTGCGGAGAAAAACCCGATGACTTTGACGAATAGAACTGTCGTCTATATCCAATGGGCTGACACCCATCTGTCCGAAGGTGGCTGGCTAGATATGCCGTCCTATGAGGACGACGGTGAATGTCTTGTAGACACCGTAGGGTTTCTCGTTCCTGTTGGTGAGCCTGGGTCTAAAGAAAACCATGTGACCGTATGGCAAACCATCTGCAAAGAAGAAGGCATCCACGCTATACATATTCCTGTTGCGATGGTTCGCGACATGAAAGCGATTGACTTGACAATTACTTTGTCACACCCCTAGATTAAAAATACCTGCACAAACCATAGGAGGAAAAATGCAGAATCTATACACAATCCCAAAGCCAACACACGGCAGCCAAGACTGGCTGAACCTACGTTGGGCAAACGAAAAAGGTGAGAAACGAATCACCGCATCAGTAGCCGCAGCGATTCATGGTGAACACAAATACACAACACCAGCTGACCTTGCGGTAGAACTTTTGGCAGCAACACCCCCTGTGCCGAAGGAACAGAATGATGCGATGCGTCGAGGCACAATCCTTGAAGGCCCACTCATGGGTTGGGCAGGAGAAATCCTCAACGAAACGATCACCGAACCATCAGAGCTGTATTGCTTTGAAGATTCCGGTGTACGCCTCATGTCCACGATGGATGGTCGTTCACTCAGCGGAAAGTTTTATGAACTCAAAACCTATAACAAGCGATGGACGGGACAACTTTCCCGAACCTGGTACTGGCAAGGAGTTCAGCAAGCGATATGTACTGGTAGTAACGAGATCAACTGGATCATTTTTGATAGCGACCTCCAACTCCAGTTCCATACACAAACCGTAACTAGCGACGAAAAGCAGATTCACATAGAAGCAGCCCGCAAATTCTTGGGCTTTATTGATATGGGCATGATGCCTGACGTGGCTGATCCCACCTATGACAATGCCGTTACGCTCTACCCCGAAGGTCATGGAAACACAGTCGTATTGGGTCATGAGGTGTACGCGAGTCTAGAACGATTGGCGCAAGCGCGTGAGCAGAAACGTCAAGCTGAACAGGTCGAGGAACTTATCAAGGGTGAGTTGGCGATGCTGTTACAGGACTGTGAGTATGGTGCGATTGACGGGACGCAGGTCGTATCATGGAAGAACAGTAAGCGCACCTCGTTTGATACCAAGAAGTTTGAGGCTGAGCATCCTGCGTTGGCAGAAAAGTTTAAGAAAACAACAACCTTCCGCACTATGCGGATTATCGCTAAGGAGGCGAAGTAATGAAACTAGAAGAAATCATTGGCAAATATGGTGTGCCTGACCCGAAGATCGTAGGCAAACTACCTAAAGGCGGGATGCAACTTGACTTCGTAGGTCACGCAGACACACAGAAAGCCTTATCAGAAATTGATCCAACATGGACAATGGAACCAGTCGCATTTGACGAGTTCGGTTTGCCTGCGTTCCGTGTAGAGAATGGCATGGCACACATGGCCGCATGGATGACCTTGCTAGGTGTACGTCGTTTAGGTGTCGGTTCAGTCCAGGCATCCAAACCCGATCTCTACAAGGAATTGCTCAGCGATGCACTCAGAAATTGCGCCATGCGCCATAACGTCTATCTCGCACTTTGGTCAAAGAGCGAATGGGAAGATGTATCACACACTCCATCTGCCCCTGTTGCTAAGCCTGCTCCAGTAGCAAAGGTTGAACCAGCAAAGCCAAGCGATCCGTTGGTGTCGATGGACAACATCAAGCGTTTCGTGGATGCTTGCAAGGGTGCAGGACTAGACCATGAACAGATCGCAAAGTCAGCGAAGATCGACCTCGCTGATTTGAAAGAGTCACAGATGCCATCGTTGCGTGAAGCGTTTGCTAAAGCAAAAGAGTTGGCAGCACAGTTCAACGACACCGAACCTGAAGTGATGGACGACTTTAACCCCAACTTCAAGACCACCGAAGAAGCAGTAGCAGCAGTAATCAATATGTTCTCTGCCGAAGAAGTGGTTGCTGAATCAAAGGCAAACCACCCTGCTAACGGTGTCCCACAGATCAAAGAACCTGGCGCACCAGCAACAGCGAAACAGATCGGTATGTTCAGAGCATTGGCATCAGGTAAAGGCATCGCCACTAAAGCGGAACAACTGTCTATGGCATCAGACTCAACAGGCCGTGTCATCGAGTCACTGGACGATCTCACCAAGTCTGAGATTTCTGAACTCATCACAATCCTGAAGGCGTAATGCCAGTCGAACAGAACAGGAAGGATTACTGTGAGGGAAACAGAGACAAATGTACGGTTGATGGCTGCCCCAAGTTCGGAACTTTGGGACGTGAAGCTCGTGACGGTAAGCGACGGGTCAAAGGATGTAACGACCCTGTTGCTCGCGGAAAACGATCACGAACTAAAGGTGATAGCAAAGCTAGACGTGCTAGGAAGAAGTTGGGTCTTAGTGCGACAGGTAATGCAGGCACTCGCCATGAAGAACATTGGGGCGGTATGTTCCGTGTCGAAGTCAAAGCCGGTGCGCAGGTGGGTCCGATTGCTACTCGTTTCAATCAGGCTCGTCAACAATCTGAAGCATCGAAGTCGTTGGGTGACATACGACCTTTCGCGATGATCGCTATGCCTGATGGCAGTAGTGACGGTATCGTGTTAATGACATTGGATGAGTTTGCGGAACTGGTTTCCCTTATTTCATAAGCATCACACAAAATTTGCTAGTCTTGGAGGACCGATGAGATCACTTGTACGGCTATTTGCCGTTGCTCTAGTAGGGACGATTACCTTCGGCAGCATGGTTAAAGCTGCTGAAGCCCCTGCCAACCCTGCGAACCCGTCAGTATCGCCTCTCTCAGAGCCTTACAGAACGTCTGAGAAGGTTCTAGAACTACCTGTTGAGGTGGTTCCTGAGGGTGTTCCGGCTGACCAGTCGAAGCGTTGCCCCCAGTGGGAGGACGAGATCGCAGAGTTCGGGCTACCCGTCCAAACGTTTTCGTATATCGCTTGGCGCGAAAGCCGATGCAACAGACTGTCTTGGAACCGCACTCTAAACAAAAATGGTTCACAAGATAGGGGCATCCTTCAGATTAACTCGACCTGGGTTTCTGTTACAGCAAAAGAATGTGCTTCACAAAGAGGCGATCTGTCGGTACTGTTTAATGTACGGTGCAACCTTGCGGTAGCCCGATACTTATACAGGAACGGCGGGCTAAGGCATTGGAATTTATAGACGAATATCAAGACGACTACGAGGGAGAAGAAATGTCGGCAGCTGAGGACTATTACAGTCTCGTCAATAACCAGTTCGGTTTTACAGAGCAAGCATCGTGTCGAGGAGCAGGACCAGAACTGTTCTTCCTAAACGAAGATGAACGTGGCGCGAACAACGCCAAGCTCGTTGAAGCAAGAACTATTTGCTTTACTTGCAAAGTAAAAAAAGAATGTCTTGACTTTGCTATGGACAACAACATAAAGTCAGGGATATGGGCAGGAACAACACCACTACAGAGGAAGGCGTTACGACGTGAGTATAGAAACACCAATCGAATTTGAGTTAGAGCAATACAAGGATCGCGTTGATGCGATGAACATGGCTAACGAACTGTTGCGCGAGGAACGTGACCGTTACAAAGACGCAGCTGATTCATTGAGCGCAGAACTAGATGCTTGTCGAGCGACGCTGAAGCAAGCGGAATCGGTTATCTCCAGGTTGCGTACTCATATTGCGCAAGGTGTGGAGTTGTGACACCGGCTCTAATTGAGTTGATGATTGACCGCCTGTGCGGGATGTATCCCACTACCAACATCGCACGTAACACCGTCAAGAACGCTTGGGTCAAGGACGAACTGTTACTTGACGCTTCAGAAGATGACGCGAAACAAGTGTTGCGTATGGCTGAAACATTGGGACACTACCCGAACCAGTATGAAGTGAAATCATTATTCCAAAAAGTGATGGGTGTACGCCACGCAGAGATTGGTTGCGACAAGTGTGAGGGAACAGGGTTTCTTTACACCGATCCCAACTTTGAAAACGATTCAATCAAAACCCGTTACGTCAAATCGTGTGAGTGCCGAACGTTCTAATGAAAGGCGAACACTGGTCTTGCCCACGTTGCCAACAGCGCATGATCACCCACGTTGCTGTTGCGCAACCACCAACTTGTAGTAACAAACATAAACAAACAGAAATGGTCAAAGTGAGGGACAAATGACATTCGATGAATGGATAAAAACAGGTTACGACATGGGATATTGCAGCCCACCAGTCTGCTCAACACATGACGGAACGCCAACTACCGCCACAGAAGATGAACAATGGCAAGAAGGCGACGACCCTTGCCTGCACATCGTTCGTCTATACAACGGCATTGAAGAAAAGAAAAGCGTTGAAGCAAACTTTTCACCTGCCGTATGGCGAGCAACAAACTTAGGGTGGGAACAATGAACCTTCTCGACATCATCGCAGCTACCGAAGCCAAAGAAAAAGCAATCACACAAGTCGCTACCACTACCGATCCCAAATGGTTCGCACAGTGTTACGACATAGTGGTCGCTACCGCTACCAATACTAAAGATTTCACTACCGATGATATTTGGCAGGCACTCGCTGATGCGCACCTACCAACACCACACGAACCACGTGCCATCGGTGCCGTTTTACGTCACGCAGCTGCAAACAAACTAATCCGGCCAACAGATCAGTACCGGCCATCGCATCGTGTTGCTTGCCACGCTAGGCCGATCAGAGTGTGGACTAAACAATGAACGATCAGCCGGAACTATTTGAGATCAGCGAACCATATTGTGATGGTGACAACCCGCTGCCGGAATGGAGTGATGAACGCATAGCGTGTTTGCTTGACTACTGGAAACAAAAATATTTCTAATCGTTACTTGACATTCTAAAAATAGTTAGTCATACTTTCTTTAGCCCCGCTTGACGGGGGAAACACTTGGGAGAGTGTGATGAAACAAGTAACGGTATCGAGAACCGTATTTACGTTAGATGAACTGTCGGACACAGCTCGTCAAAACGCATTAGAAAAAATGTGTGCATATATGCACGAATGGATAGAAGCAGATCAGATCACCGAATACCTGAACGGCGAACTACTGGCGATGCTTACCGGCGAACATATCGGAGAGATCAGCAGTAAAGAACTGGCGAAGCGTACCGGCCTAAAAATGGAGTATTCACTGTCATACTGTCAAGGTGATGGGGTTGCGATCTATGGCACACTCAACAGCGATGATGCACCAAAACTGGAATGGGGCAACGGCACTACCGCAACCTTGACCCGCAACAGCCTAAGCAACCATTACAGCCACGAACATACCGTGAATGTCGCCGTATTCCGATATGACGAAGATGGTTACGAAATAGATAGCGACTGCCCCGAAAACGAACAGTTTGCAGACCAAATACGTGATATCTGCCGACAACTAGCACATCTTGGTTACAAACAAATCGAATGGCTTACCGGCGAAGAAGAAATCGAAAACCATTTAGAGTGCTACGGAGAACGCCGGTTTACTGAAAATGGAAGCATTATTCACTCAACATTCTGGAGTGAAAAATGAACCGCATAATAGTAGATAACTACCCGAACAAATGGCATTTCTACCGGTCACAACTTGCCGGTAATCCTTGCGCAGAATGTCTAACTTGCGGCCAAATCTACGTCTATTGGGAAACCGATGATCTCGAATATCACAACCAACAACACGAAATGGAGACAACAAAATGAACGTAGTTATTCATCTAACTATTGACCAAAACATTCCGGAACAAAACGTTACGGAAACAGTCAATAAATATATTGACGAACTAGCAAAAACACGTGGCGAACTTACTTGGAATGACTGCCACTGGACTACCACAGAAACGGAGACAACCAAATGAAAGCCAAATACGCAATACAAGAGCTGTCACGATTAAACCCCGATGAAGAAATAGTGATCGCTTATTGGGATCGTCAATGGTTCATAAACAACTTTGGAAACGATCTCACCGATGAACAGTGGGAAGAAATCACCGACAAATGCGAAGCAGTATTGGAATACGCCGGACTAGGCGAAGA